AAAACTCTTGGTGAAGTTGGAGCAATGTCCAGTGATATGATTCAAGAGACTCTAGTTGATACTCTCTATGATGTAGCACAAGGAATCGACAGTTGGGAAGATGCTTACAAGAGTCTTGGTTCAATGCTCACTGAGATAACTGCAAAGCTTTTGATTCAACGTGCCGTACTGAAATCAATGGAGATGTTAACTAATGCGTTTACACTGCCCTCTACTTCAACTCCTACGCTTACTACACCTGTAGGTGGGTCTGCAAACGTCCCTATCGGACCTGCAAATACCTTCATACCTTCTGTTGGTTACCACACTGGCGGTATCGTTGGTAAAGGTGGGAGTCCTCGTCTTGTAAGTGC